AATACTAACTCACCGTTAATTACTTGGTTAGTGGTAAGAGCACCACCGATTTGTACGAAGAAACCTAAGTGAGCACCATCATAGATGCGAGGTAACCTTATTGGTCCTGTAGTGAAGTCTATAACTGTTGGCGTGTTACCTGCTGCAAGTGGGATAGTACAGATTGGACGGTGTAGTAAGAACGCTCCAGTTCCACCAGTTGCACCAGTGTTGATAGCGTATGAGTTTACTCGTTGTACTCCGTAGTCACCAACTGCGAGTGGAGCAACATAGCCACCAGGGGTAGCAGTTGCACCAACATCACCGAATAACGCACCTGCTGGGTGTGCTGCGACTGGACCGAACATAGAGCGAGCGGTAGCTTGGTCGGCTCCACCCTGGTCTCGGTAGTTAGGAGTAATCTGTCCTGCTGCACTTGAGGCAGTCGTAAGAAGAGCACTCAACTGAACACCGTTAGCGTTGGTCATACGAGTGTCACCTGTACCAGTCCATGTTGGATGGTTAGATAGTGTGCTTGGAGTTGTCACCATCACTAGAGATGGATAGACATGGATAAGGTCAGTTAGAACCAACATCGCTGGAGTTAGCGTAGTAGCTGGAGTATTTATCGTTATAGATAGCAGGTGCTTGGTCTGCGAAGTCTCTACTGCTGGACCAATAGGTAATGCACCGATGTCAGTGGCAGATTTAGTTAAACCAGTACCAGCTGTACCTGTAAGTACCGTAGCACCACCTGTACCACCACCACTAAAGGCTTCGTGAAAACGACCTGCTGCTGAGGTAGCACCTGTGTTAATGGTTTTAGTAAACGGAACTGCTAAGTATTGTCCGTTAGTTGTAATTGCTTGATAGAGTGCATCTACTGTTGAAAAGCCCATTTTCTAGTCCTCCTGGTAAATTATCCCACCAGCAGAGAACTGTGGTTGGACTAAGTTATTTATTGTTAATGAAGCAGTTAAAGCAGCGGATGCGAGTACCTGACCAGCTCCAGATGCAGATGTACCTATGGCTAGGTGAGTTGCAACTACTGGACCAGTGTTAGATACAGCGAATTGAATAAGTGCAGCGTTGGTAGACTCGTTGTTTACGACAGTCCATCCTCCAGCATCTCGTGATACTGCGATGCGAGCGTAGTCACCACTGTCTCCAGTGTAAGATACCTCGTTAGTTGTTTGGTCTCCACCTTCGCCTGGGTCGGCTGTGTGAAGCGATAAGTACAAGTTTGAACCGTATGATGGCATTGCAACATTGTTGAACAAGAACTTGACTATATCGTTTTCAGTTGTGTTTCCTTTTGACATTTTTGTTTCTCCTTATTGGTATGTGTAGCTAACTCTATTGTCCCATATTTTATTGAAATCTGCACTAGCTTTTGCCTCTGAGCCTAGCTTCGCCCACAAAATAGTGGTATCTGCGTTGGTCATACGCTTAATACGCCAACCTGGTTCGGAGGTTGGAGTGCCAGGAATAGACTCGCCTATGTATGTATACAAGGCGTTAGTCGTATCATCCAGTCGCAAAGTGTACTGGGTGTTTTTAATTTCCTGAGCACCCCGACCCATCTATTTATCCTCGTGGTTGTTTTTAGCACTGGTACGAGCTGATGTGTAGCCGAGTGCGGTAAGAACACTAAGCCCAATACCTACAGCCTGAGCGATAGGTGGGTAGTCTCCTACGAATGGCACAACTGCTGCGAGTACAGCTGCTATCAAAGATAGCCAAAACTCTGTTGTTTTATATCCTTGTTTCACTGTTATTTCCCCCTTCTTAATAAGAAGTCCGTTATTGTTTTTATGATTTCACCTAACTTGGTGACGATAGATTTCAATAGCCCCACTGTTTCATCATCAAGTGCTGGGTTGTTTGGCGTACCAGGAGGCGTGGCAGCTGGGTCAACACTAAGGTCACGAGATGCAATACCATTACCAAATCCAGCCCAATCGCCTTCTTTGGTTTTCTTGAATGAATACTCAGTCATCTGGTAAGTAACACCACCAACAGTTGTCGATGCTGATATATCGTCAATCTTTTCACCAGCTTGGAACCACTTTTCTTTGTTGTTCTTATCAAGATATGGTCTACCGTGCTCTAAGTCGATGAGAGGAGTTGCACGAATAACATACATTGGACGGTTGTTCTCGTCTACAAGTAAGCTAGAAGCCCAGTCTGGAACACTTGGCACTGGTGGAGGAGTTGGTTGAGGCGTAGGTGGAACATAGCGTTCATCCATAACTTCGCCATCAAGCAAGCCGTTAGGTGCGTTAGTACCCATGCTCGATACAGTTATCCAGTATTTCTTGCCACCTACTATAGTATAGCCACCGATACGGAAGTCTTGGTTACGAGGGAACCTTCGTGTATCTACAGCTTGTGCTGGGTCGTTTAAGTTGCGTAGGAAGAGTCCATCATTCTGACCATACATTACCTTCTCACTAACAGCTACACGGTCTTTAAGCCACTGTGGGCGTGTATCAACGGGTGCATTGTACGAGTTGATTATCTCAGTAGCTCTGTTCCAGATAGCCTCTACAGGCAGGTCTCCAGGGCATACAGTGGCAGTCTTAGACACATCACGGTGTCTTACATAGCGAGATACAAGACCCTGGTCTCGAAGCCATGCAACAACTTGTGCTGAGTTTTCTAGCACTTGTGGGTTGTTATAACCGAAACGCCAGTCTCCGTGGTGTTCCATAGAGATAGTGCGTAGGTTAGAGTCCCAGTTGCCATCACACCATGCAGTGTTACTAAAGTCTACACACTGCCAAGCAGCAACATCGGGTCGGTCAGTTATGACTAAGTGAGATGAAGCCCCACGAGAAGGGTTATTAAAGACAAGAACAGCAGACTCAGCGGTGCCTACGACATGGTGAAAGGTATTCCTACCATCTAAGCCACCACCTGGACGACCTACCGTGAAGTTATTAGGATGTGCTCCACGCCACACGATATTTGGTTTAGGTACTTTTCCCATACTATTTTCCTCTCTTTACTACTGTTTCTCGCTCTACTGTTTGGTGCTGAACATGTTGTTCCTGCACCTCTGTAATTGCTTTGTAATTCCTATCCCCTATCTTCTTTAGCATTTCCTGGCTTTGTAGGGATAACTCAGCTAGGTGTCCGTTTCGTTCTTTTGCTTCTTTTGCTGCGTTCTCTGTTGCTTCTGCGACTCGTACATTTGCTTCTGCGACTTCTTTAAGTGCCTCAGAAAACTGCTGCCTTTCTTGTCGGTCAGCCTCCCTGTCTTTTTCCGCCTGTCCTAAGACATATTTAAGCAACCCGTAGAAACCTATCAACATACCGCCCAACACTGTAACCAGTGGGACGAACTCTGCTAGTGTAAGTGCTGCGAAGTTTTGCATATTCATACCTATAAATTAGCAGGATATGAGTACATCCTGAAATCCCCACTTGAACCTAATAGCCACCAACTTTCAGAACCAGACGCAGAAGGTATCTGACCAGCCATATCAAAGTCTGCTGCTGCTGCAATCTCAAACTCTTGTTCTCTAGCAAATACACCAATGAAGTCAGTATGACCAGAGTTTACATATATTTGAGAAGTCATTGGACTCTTATAGTCTCCGTTTGTAACTGGTGCATAGGTAGCATTATTAAATGCAACTGTAAGGTTTCTAGCACCAGCAACAGTGGACTGAGCCTGATACACACCATTAGCACCTACACACATCAGACCTATCGGTACATTCAGTGGGGTGCTTTGACCTGTCCACTGGTTAAGAGCACCAATGGCAGTTTGTTTGTTAATTCTAACAATTACCTCATTCATCCAGCGTGTCTTAGAGCTTGGGAAGCCGAATGGTTTAGCAATGCCTGTATAAGCTACAGCAAATATAGCACCACTGTCACTGGTAATTCTATTGCCCTCTGGGACTTGGACTACCTCTGTTAAACCATCGGCACTTACTGTTTGGGTTATTGAATAGCTAGTTCCTGCTACTGGGCGATTATTACCATCTGAGTTGTGCGGAGAAATGTTAGAAAAGCCAGCTGATGCAACCGCACTTAAATCATTAGTCCCTGGGTTCTGCTGATTAACAAGTGTGTTATCAAGACTCCAGGCACCTATACAGTTAGCTTCTGAGCCAGTTAGTGGTTGGTTCATGTATTGCTTAATTGTCGCTTGTGATAAGACAGCATCAAATACAGCCACATTTGATAAATAAGCACTGATTGAGTTACCTGCTACCGCACCAACGGTACCTATAGACCAGTCACCACCCAGACCGACTGTAGTAGGTGCGGTTCCACCAGTAGTAACAGTCTGCATAGTTACAGCTATGCCATTAGCATAGATAGTTATAGTGCCTGATGCGAAGGTTACAGCAATACTTACTTTTTTACCTTTTGGTAGACCAGTCACAGACATTCTCTGCCTAAAGTTACCAGCACCACCATTCCAGATAGTAAGACCTATCTGACCAGTACCAGCGATGGTGAACACGCCAAAGCCATTATTGTTAGCTGCATCAGCTCTACCCATTAAATACTTGGTAGCAAAGGCGGTACCATGAGGTACCATAACCTCACCTAAAAGCGTAAAGTTGTTAGCAACAGTAGATAGTGTTGATGTGGGGGCTACTTTAGTAAAGTATTGGGTTGAACCATTAAGAAGTCCACCCATATAAGTATTGCCCTTTTTTTGGATATAGCGATTACGCATACCTGGTGACTTAAAGCCAGCTATAGATGTTGCGTAGCCAAGTGTGTATGAACCATTACCGTTGTTCGTAACAGAAGTAGGAATTGGATGACCGTTTATCCAGCTATCCTGTTTTGGAAAGTAACTAGCGTTTGGGTAGTTGACAACACTTGTAGTATCAGTAGCATTTGTAATAACACGAGCAATTCTTATGTGGTTTGCTGCTATTGCTGGGGCGTTAGCACCATTAGCCACTTCGTTATAATCAAGTACTCCGTTATCTCCGAGGTCTATGTAAGTATCTTTAGAGGCTGTAAAAGCTCGGTTGTTAACCGCACTCACACTAAGTCTAATACCGTTAATATAAGCGACACCAGCCGAGATGTCAGCGGTGAGCCCAGTGTCATCAGTAACAACTAGCCCAGAGGCTACATGGTCTCCAATAACTTCATCGAAGCGAGTTATGATATCGCTGGGTACACTTAAAGCATCTGTCAAATCTTCTGCGACAACATTCATCTCAACCAGTGAGTTTTTAACATGGTCAGTTGCAGATGTACCGCCAACGCCACGAGTTACCCCTGTAATGTCGTTACCAGATACGCCAGTATAGGAGATAATCTCCCTTTTAGATGTGTTACGAGCTTCTAATACCAAGCGACCAGAGGTGACTGCTGGTGGGTTTTCTAAAGTTATCGTAGTATCAGCAGCACCTATGTCTGTGAAGAGTCTTGTTGCGAAAAAGTTTTGATATCCCATAATTTTTGTTTCCTTTTGATTTTATATTACCATTTATAACCCTGTAGAACTAGCTCCAAGTTTAGGTTTTGCTCTCCCTCCGCCACCGCCAGCCTGTAGCCTAGCGAATAACTGGGCTAACTGAGGCATTTCAGCTATCTGTATTGGGTCGAGCCGCTGAATATCTGGGTTAAGAACATCGGTCATATTGTTTACTCTTAGAACTCCAGGTGTGCTGCTACCACCACCGAAGCCGAAACCGTAGCCGAAGCCAGATGGCGTTTCGTCAAAACCAAAGGTTGGGTTATTCCAGACATCCCAGACGATAGCGTTTAAGCCACGAGCCTCACGCTCCTTATTGGTCCAATCAAAGGTTTGCTTGTTGTATGCCTCTTTAGCAGCCGTAAGAGCATCATTCCACTCTGGCTTAGAAGCCTTACCCTTAGTGTATTGACCGTATTGAGCACTGTATTGTTTAAGAATGTCTGGCTTCTCTGGGAAGTCAGCTGTTTTGTGCTTGACCAACTCATCGGTGTATTCTTCGTTCTTATCGAACTGGGCATTGTAAGCCTTTTTAAGATTTTGGTAGTAGTCCCACTCTGGGTCAGAGTACATTCTCTGGTCTAATTCAGCATCATCACCAGGGGCGACAATCTTATTCTCGATTAACTGCTTCCTAAAGCCTTCGCTTAGGCGTGGGTCAAACTCAGGCTGGACTTGCTTGCCAAGTTCACGAGCTTGTTTAATCTTCTTGTTCATCATCGTCTCGTATAACTCAGGGTGTGTTGAATAATCCTTCCACTTATCTTCTGGGAAGTCATATACTGGGTACTTTTTCCATCGGTCAGAGCCAGGTTCAAACTCGTTAGGCACCTTTTCACGGAGCTTATCGTAACCAGTTAACCTTCTCCAAGCAGCCTGTGCTTCTGGTGTCATCTGACTTAATTCATCTTCAATCTGTTTCTGCTCATCAAAGTAGGCTTCTGTCTCTCGTTGGTTTTGGACTTGCTCATCACCGTAAGTTTCGACTTTTATACCCATGCTACGAGCTATAGCCTGTGGAACACTGCGAGTTTTACCGTAGATGTCTGGGCTATCAGTAGCAGCACTTATGACTGCATCTGTTTCACGACCAAGTGGCAAGTTGTTTACGCCAAAGAAGCGAGCGATGTTTCTCCACTGGTCTTGAGCAGATAGTGGGTCACGGTCAAGGTTGCCAGTATTTTCTGGGTCACGGATAGATTTATTACGGAAGTCTTTATCTAGCCCAATCTGGAACAGTTGTCCAAGTACTGGGTCTGCAAAACCTGCTCCGTTAATCTGTGGCTTGCCATTTTCAAAAGTAACTGGGCTTTGTGAAATAGGTAGATATTTTTGTATACCGCCCATACCCTCGTTCACTTCATTAAGCGTGTACCACGGCATAAAGCGAGCTGCGTTAACTTCGCCCCACGGTGTCTGTGTGGTCATAGATATGTTAGTAAATGGTATCTTGGGAGCACCAAATCTATCTTCACGGGTCTTTTGGTCTGCACCCTTCGAACTACCAGTAACCAGACTAAACGCTTTCTCTGCTATATTATCGCCTTTAAGACTGCTGCTGGTATCGTTTCCTTGCTCGTCAGTGTCTCCACGACCTTCACCCGACATAATACTCATTCCGTTAGCAAAGGCTGCCCACAGAGCCAGTATTGAGCCTGTACGAAGTGGGTGGTCAACGACTGCGTTCTTGGCAATACGGATAGAGTCAGCTACGAAACGAACGAAAGCGTTACCAACGATAGGTGTTTTAGCTGCCATGTCATAGAAGAAGCCGACAGATTTATAGTCTTGGAAGCCTCTTTGTGTAAGACGAGCTGCCTCTTCTGGAGAGTAACCCCTACGCCTGTGGATAACATAAGCTGAGATACGAGCCTTATCGTCAGCATTAGAATAGCTGTCTTGTGTCCATTGAACAGCCTTTTTAGCTAGGTTTCCGTCACCAGTAGACTCAGCAATGCGTTTTGCATAAAAGTCAGCTTGAGTTATATCTATGCCAGTAAGACCCATCTGGACAGCTTCACGATATAGTGGGTCACCGTTTTTCATCATGTTATCGACTTCTAGGAATACTTTATTGAACTGGACTGGGTTCACACCATTAAGAGATGAGAAGATAGCTCGGTTAGATACTTGGTTACCAAGACGAACGGCTGGGTTAAAGATGGTAAGTATCTGCTTCTTAGCTTGGCGGATGCCCCATCGGTCATAGACATTCAGCACATCGCTTAATGCTGAGACCATTGCGTTGTTGTACTGGAAGCCTGTGAAATCTTCGGCTACATTGCGAGGCACCCACTTGCCAGCTGCATCACCGAATACTTTACTGTCTGGCAGCTGTGTGTAGCCTTGTCGAGCAGTGTCAGAGGTCATGCCACTCTTAGACAGGTAGTTACCGTAGTCTTGCATAGCCCACATTGCGTTTGACTCAGCTGTTTTCTTACCAACTAGGTAAGTTGGGTCAGTAATAGCTGTTTCAACCATCTGGTCAGATACTTGCTTACGACCTTTATACTGTCCAAGCAATTCTTGTCGGAAACCGTCCTCGAACTTAGTAAGTCCTTCGGTATTACCATCATATACAGAGTAAGCTCGCTTGATATAGCCAGCACTCGCCTGTTCTTCGTCAATAAGACCCCTTCGTAGGTTCTCAGAGGTAACATTGTCTATCATGTTCTTTAGTTTGTCGTGTAATACCAGTTCATCAGGAGATAGCGTTCCACCCTTAATATCTAAACGAGCAGCTTGCTCAGGGTCAAGGTTAGCCCATATCTTATTGAGCTGTTCTGGGGTCATACTCTTGCTAAGGTCTGCAATATTCTCACGGAGTAGTTTTCCATACTCAACACTACCTCGCATAGCCATACGAGCTGATTGGGTAGCTGGGTCTATACCAAACTCACGGTTAACACCTGTAAAGAAGCGACCTACACCACGAACTGGGGCAATTTTAGAGCGTTGGGCTGCTGCTACTGCTCGGTCAACCATGTTTTCTATTGGTCGAGTTATTCTTTCACGGATAATACGGTCAGGTGATACTTTTTGTAACAGATTAAGACCATCCCTACCTGCATATTCTGGTGCTTCGGGGAATAATATCTCTTCGGTAGTTTGTCGGTAAGCATTGTTGGCTCCTACCTCTGGACTGGTAGAAGGTGGAGTGCCTTCGACTACTTTCACTGGGTCTGGAGAAGTCTGTGCTGCTCGTGCTGCCTGAGCTTCTGCGATACGGTCTGATTGCTGCTTGAGTTTGGTAACTCGGTCTATCTCGCCTTTAAGTGCGTTCATTTCGTCAATAAGTTTCTCTGCACCAGGCAAATCATCGAAGTTATCAGCAAACTTAGCAACATTAAAGCCATTTATAAGCTCATCTTTGTACTCTGGGTACATTCTAATTGACTCTGCTAGTTGCTGACGGAGTTGAACCTCTTTCATTCTGCGAAGAGTTGCTGTTATCTCATCTATTCGAGCGTTGGCTTTAGTAATAAGCTCTTCACCGTTACGCCTTACATACGCTGGTATGTCTAATTCATTGCCAGGGTTAGCTCCGAGGTCTTGTAACTCCCTGAGTGGGTTATCTTTGCCCCTAATGTCAGATGCTTCCTGCAAATAGTTACTTTGAGCCCCTCGTTGCTTCTGATATAGGTCTAATTCTTCCCTAGCTTGCTTGCGGATATACGCTGGGTTGCCTACATCGTCAATAACTCCTGCCAATTCCTTCTCTCTATCGGTAATCTTGGCGTATTTTGCAATAACATCTCGGTATTCTGGTGGTACTTCGCTAAAACGACCAGTCAGAGCCTTGTTTATGTAGTCTGAGAAGTCCTCAGAGATAACATCGTCCTGAGAATAGCCAGCTCGCCCGACTGCTTGCTTACTTGCTTCACCATTACCCTTAAATAGAGACTTTTCTTCTGGTGAAAGCCTCCTCTGCCAGATGTGGTGACCGATTTCGTGGTTTATGTTGGCATCTAGCGTAGATTGGTCTCTAGCGGTGATGGTGTCGTTGTTATAACTAGCGTCATAGGGGTTGTCTTTGTCTCTTTTAACAGCGGTGATACCTTCATCTTCAAGTTTTTTCCTAACTTCTTCGCTGATATTAAAGTCAGGGTCTATAGACACTGATTTTAGGGTATCTTCAACAGCCTCCGATGTCGTATCGGTGGCAAGTTTGGTAGCAACCTCATCATCAACTTTTAGAGCTTGCTTAATAATGCTTGGGTCTGTTTCCTGAGCTATTTTTTCAGTTATCACCTGAGCAGTGCTTTTGCTTCCAGCAGATACAACTTCGTCCCAGGTACTCTCGGCAGCTTCTTTGGCTACCTGTTTAGCTGCTTTTTTAGCTGGAGCTTTAAGTAAATCTGTTGGGTCTGGTATCACATCGCCACCAACACCTAGAGCAGCTAACGCAAAAGCTACTGGTCCTGCATTGCGAGCGACAAACTCTGACGCATCCTTACCGCTATCACCACCTTTTTCTTCAAGTAGCTTCTGACCAGCACTCTCACCCTTTTTGAACTCCTCTCGTAGCCCACGACCCCTCTGTTGGTAGGTCTGTAATGGTTCTGAGCCATAGAAATATCGTTTCCAGCCACTATTCCACTGTGGGGTTTCTTCCCTTTGTTTCAGAAGTTCATCCCTAAGAGCAATAAGTTGCTCCTCGGTCATGTTCTCATCTAGCGTTTTAGTTTTGCCAAGCTGGAACCAAGCCCCTCGTGGGTCGGTTATCTTCTTAATCATCTCTCTACGCTTGTTAAGGTCTCTCTCTGCAAGTGCTTTGTTTATGTCGTTGGTAGGAGTTTCGTCAAGACCTTTATCTATAGAGCGATATACCGTCTCTGGTACTTTAACTATTTCACGACCAGACGATACTGCTAGGTCACGAGCCCTTTGACCGAAGGCTACATTGCCTTTTGTCTCTTGGTATAGACCAGATTGCCCCTGTTTACCACGAGCATAAATATCTTGAGGTGAGTTAGCTTCTAATTTATCGCCAGCTCTTTCGAAGAAACCAGAGATGCCACTCTTATACTTAGGTTTTTCTGGTTGACTTTGTATCTTTTGTACTTCTGCCTGTTTTGCAGCAGCACGAGCTTGAGCAGCCTGGCGTTCTCGTTCCTTACGCCTTCGCTTCTCTTCATCATCTTCTCCGAATACTCCTCTAAAGAAGTCTCCTGTGCCTGTGAATAAGCCCATTTGTCGCCCTCCTACAGTGCTTGCTGTTCAGCGTATACATTCCCGTACTGTACATTTATCTTTTCTTTTTCTTCGTCACTCAAGCCAGCGTTATCTGTGATAGCTTTAACAGCTGCTTCTTTAACAGAACCACTGAGTGAGCTTTGGATAATGCTGTCTAGTGCGTTAACAGCTGCGTCAAATCGACCACCGTCTTTAGTCAAGTCAGTAAGTGACTTACGAGCCGAACCTTCGGTACCAAGAGATGCCTTCGTAGTTGTTTTACCAGTGTTGATATTACCCTCTACATCTCTTTTAGTAGCTTCTAGACCAGATATATCGGTGCTAGATTGTGCTCCTGAGATAGCACTGCGAGCACTGTCCCTACCTTTAGTAAGTTCAGCCTCTTGTTCGGTCTTATATTGACCAAGTTTTGCTTTGTCTGATGTTTTGTTCTTACCAATAGTTTCAGTTGTATCATCAAAACCTTTTTTGGCTTTGTTCTTTGCGTAAGTATTGTCTGTTGAGTCACCTGCACCAATAGCTGCATAGCTAGTCTCAATCTCTGGGATAGCCCCTGCATACTGTTCACCAGCCTTTTTAAGCTGGTCACCATACTGAGTCTCAAGTTCTGCATCACGAGCGACAATAAGATTGTTTAGGTCGCCAAATAGACCACCATAAACGGACTCTACATCGTCAGCCAACCCAGAAATCTCACCCCTTAATTGACCCCTACGAGCCTCTTCTTGAGCTAATCGAGCAGCTTCGGCAGCTTCGGCAGCTGATACACCGCCACCGCCACCACCGCCAGTAGCAGTAGTAGCACCTACTGATGCCCCACTACCTGGGTTCGGGTCATCTACTTGTACTGCACCGTTAAGAATTAAGTCCCAGGTACGAGCCTGTTGTGGTGTACCGAGGTTTTGAACTGAGGCACTATTACCGCCAGCTCCTTTCATATACACATTACCATCTTGACCTACCCAAAAGATACTGCCATCTAGGGTGCCTTTTGGTTTTGAGCTTACTACTTCTAATGCCATTTTTTTATCTCCTTTGTTTGTTTTTTAAGATATATGCTCATTGTATCACTTTTACTATCTAATTGTATAATTCCCGTCAAATCTTGCATGGTCTTTTTCCTGATACAGAATAACCCAGCCAAGTATCGTAAATGTCTCATTAAGCCCATCGTTCTGGAACTTGACCTTTAAGGTACGAGAGTCGAGGTTTATACCAATATCGTAGATGCTATGCGTAGAGTCGGTCTCAGATGATGATGTATCGCCAGAAGAGCCAGGCAAGCCGAGGTCACTATCGGTGTAAGTGTCCTGTTGTGATGTACCAAGCAATAATGCTCCGTACTCATCAAGACCAATACCACCAACCTGAGTTGGGTTAATAGGTAGAGCTCGTCCTTCCGTACCTCGTTCTGTGATATAGCTCACGGTCACCGTACCAGTGGTAAGTCGGAATATCGGACGAAGAACATACCAGTATTTCTCTCGGTCAAGTGCTTTACCTTCGAAGGCTTTAGTAACGAATACTGCGTCAATAGCTTCACCCTTATCTGCGTAAGTACCAGGGGTAAACTCACACATACTAGCAGAACCATACTCAGTAAAGTAAAAATGAGATGCTTTATCGTTATCTTTATCCTTAAACACATACATATCATTAGCTCGGATGTTATCCCAGTAAGCCCAGGCATAGAACCTGCGGTCATAGACTATCATGGCATTACACTCGGTGTTTGCATCAAGCGGAACAGATAAGAAGTACCTGTCATCAGTGTAGTAAGCTCTACAACGACTGTAATAGGTGGGGTTAATGCGTTTAAGCAGGTCTTTGATACGAGAACTGAGTTCGTTGGTGCGGATAGAAGCGTAGTAGTTAGGTTCGTTACCAAGTACATATACGCCCTTCTCTGTTAAGAAGTAGCAGTCGTTTTCAACAGAAGCAATGGCTCCGTGACAAACTGCACCGTATGAGGAGGAGATGCGTTCAACAACGAAGCCGTTGCTGGAGTTGAAATACAACTGAAAAATTGAGTTCTCTTTGAAAACTATTAAAACATCTTGGAAGAAACCAAGCCCCATAACCTTTTGACCATCATTCTTGTTAATGTCGATAGCACGAACTGTAGCGTCTGAGCTTGTAAAGTCTGTTGCACCTGGCACCTCTGTTGAAGTGTTAATTGCCACATCGTTAGGGTCAGCTGGAACGACATTGTTAGTAAAGCGGTCTGGGTTCTTGCTAGGAGCAAAGTATAAACGAAACGGTTGTCCATCTACCCCTGATGCAACATGATAGCCTTTATAAATAACAGAGAACTTAGCTTTTGGCATTGTCCCTGGACGAGTTACGGTTGTACCGTTATAAACAACTCCACCGTTTACGCCATCCCATGCGAAAGTTTTTTGAAATAGAGGTGTGAGGCTGACATCTGCTGATGGGTCAACTGTAACCCCTGATAAAGCCGACCATGTACCAGCCTGATACTTCTTAAGTGTTCCGCCATCTGTAGTGATGGGGAAGTTAGCTGTTTCAGACATATACTGAGCGAGCCCACGAGGTGAGTTAGTGAGTCCAGTACCAGCTTCAACATAACCCATTCGCTTGCGAGCAGCTCCACCTTCAACATACTCGATATTCTTTGTGCCAAGTGTCGCTTCTTTGTCATTAGATAAAATATCAGCAATTAACAGGTTAAGACCACGAGATGGGTTAAGAACTCGTATCTCTTTGTATGGAACATCAGCACCGCCCTGTCGGACTCTAGCGTATGGTTGTCGCTTCCATTGCTGCATTTTATTCTCCTACATCACCGACATAAGTCCCAGCAGCATCTAGATAATGAGTTGGTCTGCGAGGTTTGTTATTGAATGAGCGTCCTGCTAGGCGGTCTAGGTGAGAGTGTAGGGTGTCCCACTCCTGAGTAATATCTGCACGAGTTGGGTTCTCTGCGAGTTTTGACCAGATAACAGCTGCTTCTGCCACAACCATAGCTGATGGGAATGGTGCAGAACTTGCTGCATCTGTGCCTAAAGTTGGAGGTGCTATCTGGTAAGTGAAGTCAATCTCGGCTACTGGGTCGAGCTTTAATCTAGCCTGAGCACTATCCCAGACTATCGTATAAGTATCTTGGTCGATGGTTGAGTAACCGTCTAGGTCGAAATCTTCTGGTAGTAAACCGTTAACATCGCTTGAGCCACTCTGTAGTGACCAGCCCCATTTGTAATATCTCCAGCAGTAATCAAAGCCTTCTTGCACATATCTCTTGAGGTCATCATCTGTTCCACCAGGTGCAACTCGGTGACCCATCTGATTGTGGAGTAGTGTTAGTACATCTACTTGGTTAATTAAATATCCCATATTAGCTTACCTTGTACTGTGGAAATGCTTTTTCCAAGTCCTTTACTATTTTATTTGAGCCTTTTAGGTCGATGGTAGCTTCTTTATCTGGATGTTGTAATTCAGATTTACCCATAACTAAGATGTCAGCTTGTACTAAAGCTGCATAAGTTGTAGGTGGGATAGCAACGCCCCAGCGGAGACCCATTACTTTTGTTTTATCTTTGCGGATTAACTTGTTATCACGGAAGTACTTAGCGTCTTTAATAACGGTATCTTGCTCTTTGCGAGCCTTCTTGTTCTGCTTACGGAGTAATTCGTTAACTAATTTCCACCTCTTAACTCGGTCATCTTTGCAGTCGATGATAGCTTGGGCGAGGTCGTTTTGTTTTTCGGTGTACTTGGATGTTTGTGTTTTCATTTTAATTTCCTCTTTTACCATAGTATAGCAAACAAAAAGGACTCCCGAAAGAGTCCAATTTGTTTTAGAGCGGTCAGTCTTTAACCGAAGTTCAAGTAACCTTTACCTACGAAGTTAGCCTTCTCGTAGCGACCTTCTAGAGTAGTTTCGCCAAGAATGGCACCCTTCTCGTAGTCACCACCTTTAGGTGCATCGAAGTTGTTAGGTGAACGCAAGTCAGCGATTGCCCAAGTATCTTCACGCAAAATCATGATGTTACCTGTGCTTGCAGCTGCAAGAACATCGTCAATAAAGCGGTGAAGGAAGAGCTTGACCACACCGAAGTCACTTTCGTAAACATCGACTGTGTTAATCAAACGCTTGTCATTAACTTGAGTAAACTTAGTGCTACCAGCTGTGAAGCCTGAGATAACTCTCTTACCAAGTGCTTTAACATATACTGCATCTGGAGCCTTAGCTGAGGTACCCCACACTTGTGCGAAGTAGTCATTCATTAAGGTCTCATCGAAGTTTGCAGCAGCGTTGGCAACTTTGTTCGTAGTAACTTGGTCGAAGATACCACCCATTTCACGAGCTGTTGAAGCATTACCAGCAGCTGCTACACCGTTAACAATGCTCCATTCGAGCTTGTCTTTCCAGTGAACCATAGCCTTAGCCATGTGATAAGCCTTTGGTGACTGCATACCAGCGTGAACAGTTGCTTGTTCCGTACCTGATACTTTCCAGTCCTGACGGATAATCTGGGTATAGTTAGTTTTGCGAGTTGGGTTAGTGACATCACCAGCACCGTAATCTGCACCTTCAACTGTGATTTTGTCAGCCGAAGTGGTTGTTACAGCGTCATAGCTGTCAACAAGCCATACATGAACTGAGCTTTGAGATTTGCTCTTGCTTAGTCCAGTTGAAAGCTGGTTCTCAGTTGGGCTTAGGTTGGTAATGATGTCTAACAAATCTTCTCTTAGTGAAGGGTTGTTGTATGTTAGTGATGCTGCCATCTTATTTTTCTCCTTGTTTGTTTTACTTTAACAGCTACTGCTGCCTATATGGTTATAGTAACACACATAATAATATCATAGCAACAAGTACAAAATCTACTAAAGTTTACCAGCTTTTATTTGTGCGTCCAAAATCTCAGCTAATGCAATCTCGCCACCATCTTGAACAGCGGTGAGCATTTCCTTCCTATCTAGGGTAGTTGTAGCTGGAGCACCACTACCACCAGCAGTTGGCTGGACATTCTCAATAGTCGTTACAACTTGGTTGTCTGCAATGCCTTGCTTGTATTGGCTGCCTAATGACTCTAGTAATTTGTCGGCTGCTTGCTTAGGAGTGATAGCAATACCACGCTGGAAGTAGCCCATTCTTATAGAGTGAACCATATCTCGAAGTGGTTTCTTGGTACGGAGTGAACCGTATTTATCAAAAGCATCATCCCATAAAGCTCTCTCACGAGCTTGAATAGCATTTGAACGAGTTGTTTCAGCCTTAGCTTTTTGGACTGCTGTGTTAACTAGGTCATCAAAAAACTGCTTAATAGCCTCTGGGTCATCTGGAGAGACAGTCCCTGGGTTTGGCAAATCTGGTGACTTTGGTACATTTTTCAGCGTTTCATTCATATAGTCATCGAATGACTGATATGCAGGTTCCACTGGAGCAGGTGGTGGAGTTGGAGCCTGGGGCTGAGGTTCCGTAGGCTGTTGAGGCTGCGGAGTCGGCTCAGTTGGCTGCTGTGGTTGGGCTGGTGGAGCTTGAGGAGTAGGAGGAGTTGGCTCCGAAGGTTGGTTAAATATATTAGCAAATGGGTCTGATGGTTCCGCTGGTTGAGCTGGAGCCTGGGGTTGTGGCTGAGCTTGGGGCTGAGCCTGTGGTTGAGCTGGAGCTTGTGGCTGTGCTACTGGCGGAGCTACTGGAGCTGGCTCGTTAATAGCTTGTGCTACTGCTGCTATATCTGCTGGTGTTGGTTCGCTTGTTGGTGGCATTTTATTATTTTCCTTCCATTTACTTATTGGTTACCTTAATAATATCACTCTTTGTCGTATAAAAATACTTCACTACAATTTGGGTTAGCACAAACAAACGCATTGAAATCTGTCTCTGTTTCATCACGGACAAGTTTCTCATGCTTACAATCTGAGTCATGGACAGATACTAGCTCTTCGGGTGCAACTGCTTCTACCAGCTCGCCACCATGAGTTTGCTTCATGCGACCAGGAGCTTCTTGCTCCCTTCGCTCATCTTCTTGTCTACTGTTGCTTCTTGTCATCTGAGAATTGGTTTAACTGTTCCTCTATAGCAGATACTTCTTGTTGTGCTGAGACAGCTTCTGCTTCTTTAGAGTTTATCAAATCTCGTATTCTTTTTATACCCTTGACCTCACCATGAGCAGATAAATACTCGTCATAACTAAGCGGTGTAGGTTGGGTCATTCTGTTAACTGCTAGGCTAATCTCACCGTCAATAATCTCTATTAGAGTCGGGGCATTGTCCTTGAGAGCTTTCATCTCACGACCTTGTTTTAGTCGGTTGCGTGATGCTTGTAGCTTTTCGTTTAGTTCTTGCACATAGTCTGACATTTTCTTCTCCTTATAACATTGGTGCCAAGTTATTTACATTTCTAATAGGGAAGCTATCTGGCATAGACTTTCCATCTGGTTGAGTTCCATCTAGGCTTATTGCACCAGCATCTTCTGGTGTCATTGGTTCTGCACCAGTCATCGTGCCTGGCATTGGTGCGTTAGGGTCATCTGATGGTGTTACCTCTGTCGGTGTAGAAGGTAACTGAGGCGTAATCTGTGCATTATCAACAATGAAGTGCGTTGGGTTTTCGCCAAAGTGTTCGCTTCCACGAGTCAAGAACTCGCCAAAGTCGATGTTTATAGCCTGATTTGGGTCTTGTGTTCGTTCTGCTTGAGCGACTGACTTATCCTGTAAGCCGAATACGAAGTCTTTGTAAGCCAGGAAGTCTTGTTTCTTTTGGTCTTTAGAGATTGGCTCGAATGAACCGTCATCGACTCTAACACCGAATATACCCATCATATCTTCTGGGCGTATAACTTCGGTAACTTTTTCACCTTTTACGGTGTTTTCGTAAACAACATCGCTACGCATGAATTGCTGAGTATTAGATACCCACATCTGTCCGACTTCTCTCCAGCTTCTGCGGAAGTTGCTTCTCATAAAGCCAACCTTCTCAGCAGCTGCCTCCATCATACGAGTAACACCTGTAGCGGTACCCTGAGTTTGGTCGGTTGAGCTGTTAGGAACACCTGATGCATATTGAGAAATGGTAGCGTTTTCGATAGCACCATTCACTATATTAAGTGCAGTTTGAACAGCACCTGCATCTGGTGATGGGAACTTGAATTGCTTAGGCATCTCGCCACGATAGCGAAGCTCGCCACCTGGTTCGATAATATAAGGTTCAACAACTGAGCCCTCTTCAATAGCCACCATACCGTCCGCCATGTTGTGTGAGTCCATAAAGTGGTTAAAGACATCATTCATAGCAGCCTGTAGGGTTTCGGAGTTTTCGAAAATACTTTCACCCCAGAATTGGTAAGGCTTATCACGAACAGAGAACTTTACGAATGGATATTTGCGGTGCCAGTAGACATTCTCACCTCTGTAAATCTCTGTCCAACCAGTTTGTCCAACACCGTAAACAACGGTTTCATTGAACTCTTTGTCCCAACATTCATAAATCTGAGCCATCTGGACTGTAGTATCTAAACTCTGGGCATCTTGAGTTGTTACCAGTCGGTTACGAGATGCTTCGTACTGAGCGAACTCGTTTACTAATTGACCAGTCTTTAGAGTTTTAACTGCTGCTTGGTCGTACTTTGGGTCTCGTTGTAATTCATAAAGTGGAACTTGGTCAGAGATAATCACCCACGGTGACTTCTGTAAGCTCTTGGCTCCAGGCATTAAAAAGAACCGAAAGATGTTAACGCCCATAAATGCGTTATAACCTTCGGTTGCGGTATCAGTTTTCACTTTGGAATAATCTACGCCAGTATCGCCTTTAACATACGACTTGTAAGCGGTAACTTTGTTTAGGTATGGAGCACGACCAACGCCTTGTCCAGTAACACAAGCATCAAGCATAACACCGAGAAGTTCGGACTGAATACTGTCATCCATTAAAGGACAGTCATAGTCATAATTAAGTTTCATCTTAATCTTCTCAGTCTTTTTGTTCATCTCGTCCATGTACAAATCAAAGGCTTCTTTTTCAAGCGTGTTGACTGGTAATGTTCGGACTGATACTTCCCAACCTGGTTTGTACTGAATAAAGCGAGAGATTAAGTCCCACACCTTAGAAGCGATAATTGGCATGTATACCTTGCTTCTCCAGGGTGCGAGCTGGGCATTTGTAACATGAGCGTACATGTCGTCATACCATTTAGCCCATTTCTGGAATAAAGGTAGCTGATAAGTCTTAGCAATTTCGAAACGGTCTGACCACTTCTTAGCTTCAACAGCTGGGTCTATCGTTCGCTTAGGTGGTTCGACATCTTTTGGTTTAGTGTTCTGTTGTCCTTCAAGTGGTTGAGCTTCGGCAAAGCCACCAGCTTGCTGAGACATATCTATGTCTCGTAAGTTTTTGATTGGGTCATTCGTTTTTTGTTTTGGCTGCATTTAATTTCTCCGTTAGTTTCAGTTTACCATTTATAAGTCATCAAAGCGAGGGTCTCGTATTTGTCTTTTTAAGTATCTTGATACGGTAACTCTTGCATCGTGGTAGTCCATCGGGGCAACAGTTGTCCTTCTAAGATAGAAGTCCTCTTCCATCTTTATTCTACCTGGTGTGTCGTAAATAATATACTTTTTTCTGTGGCTATCATCAGCCCAGATTGTAGCTTCTACGAATTGGAGCCCACAAAGAAGTAAGTAGGCTGCTAGTGCGGTGTCATCTGTGACAAAGTATTTAGCTGGCATCTCCACCTCCAAAGGTTCTTATTCTATGACAGTTAGCACAAACTATGTCACATTTTGCTACTTCAATCATTAAGGTATCTACACTCCCCCGTATTCTTTGAGCAACATTAAACGACTTAGTTGACTTGTCTCGATGGTCAAAGTCCATTGCACATGGAGGAAACTTTCCACCACAATCTGCACAAGGTACATCTTTAATCTTATTAACTGCTGCTCTGCGTTCAGTTTCCTTTTTCTTATTGGCTGCCATGTATCGCTCACGATAACACTTACTGCAATAAGGTCTCCAGTACTCTCGCTGTTCGCCAGACTTAGTAGTGTGCAAACTCCTTGAGAACTGAGTTAGTGGTTTGCTTATCTTGCATTGCTTACATTTCTTTGACATTTCTTATTCCTTCTACCTCTATGATACCAAACGACCAGTATTTGGGTCATATACTTTTTGAGCTTTAGGGATGGGTTTCGCACCACTCATCTGGTCAAGTACGAGATAGCGAAGGGCATCCATCAAGTGATTATTCTTATCTTCTGGGGTTTCCGACACTTCACCCCACGCATCACGGAGCCGCTTATAAGATTGAAACTCTTTAATCGTAGCCTTGCAGTTACGCCCGACAAACAGTTTCGGTTTACCTGTGGCTTCACGAACATACAGTTTTGTCTTTACCTGACGAATACCACCACGAATTGAGTCCTTACCCTTCTTAGCAGGAGTTACCCAGACTCGCTGTTCACCGAGTGCTTTACTTTTAAGTGAGGCAATTTCGGTGGCTCCAGCTGAGTCACCAATAATACGAGTAAAGTACTCCTCGCCCATTTTGGTATGGAGTACGCTTGCGATTTTATCTACAGGGAGGTCTGGTAAATATATTTCGTCATAGATATACCAGTTGTCGTTTTGGTCGATAACCACAAACACAGCTGCAAATGGGTCTTTGAGTCCGAAGTCCATACCGATTGCGTAAGTGACATTATTCCTGGGGATAAGGTTTGGACTAATAACATGCTTCTCATCATCAAACTCATTGTAGACAAGGCTTGATGGGGTTGTAAACTTGGCTTCCCACTCCTGCACCCACTCGTCAATCTTACCTTCTCTAATATATTCAGCCTTCGTGTCATTCCATTCTTCGACTCGGTGACCTATAGATGTGTTGTCTAACATAGTAGCGTGGGAGTAAAACCATTTTTTGTTAGTCATTGGGTCGGCACTATCCCCCATAACTTGCTTAGCGGTCTCCACAATATCAAAGAAACTGTTATGCACACCGTCTGGGGTGGAACTAAAAATCGCCCAGCCTTGCAAGTCGGCAAGTGCAGGACGAATAATTTTACGCCAGGTGTCGTTTGCGTACTGGAAAAAGGCAAACTCGTCCAATACTGCACCACATAATTTAACTCCACGCAAGCTATCGGGGTTGTTAGCACCCTTTAAGTAGATAGTTGAGGGGTTTTGCTCTTTACTATGGTCCGAGTCTATGTTGTAACCTAGTATTTCTTCGGTCTGTAGTTGGTAATGAACCTGTTGAAACTCGACATATAGTTCACCTTCATCGGTTTTTTTAACAATAGCATCGGGTATAAGGACTTTGAGGATGTCTTTCCAGTAAATTGACTTAGCCTGGGTATAGGTTGGTGCAATGATGTAATAATTACCTGGTTTTTCTAGTGCCTTGAGCATCGTGTACAACGCTATACCTAGTGATTTTCCGCTTCTACGACCCCACACAAGTGCCTTAAATCTAGCCTGTGAGAGCATAAACTCTCTCTGTTTTTCATGTGGATATGGTAGCTGGTGTGACATTTGCCCTCATTTCGTTGTAATTTCTCATTTCGCTATTGACTCTAATATATCACGATATGGTACGCTAGTTGTACTATGAACCGAGCATATAATGATATACTACAGGTAGGCAGCACAAGCTGCATAGTTGTATGTCGCAACATAGTCCAATTAAGCACTCTTTAGGGGGTGCTTTTTTGGTTTGGGTAACAACCGTTTGAGGGGTGCAACTCCCCGAAGAGCGACCCTGACCAGAGGTAGATACACGGAGGGTATCGGTGTGGACTACCGCAGGACTTGTCGGTTGTTATGCAGGACATGGGGAACCTGCACTGTTGATAGGCTCGGCTTCGGCTCCGATAAGCTAGACACAGCTCCTCCTACTTTCTCAGTGAAACTCTGGGGGGTAGGGGGGGCTGTATCCTGACTAACTTCTCACCAAAAGCTAGTTAATGTAGCTGTTCCCCCCAAATGAACTTGGGGGGTTAGGGGGGTTAGAAAACCCTTCTTCAAGAACCAAAAGAAAAATGGTACATTAAATCTATAAGGAGAAAACAAAAATGGAAAGAAATGTACAACGAATAAATGGTGAAGTAGAACGGTTACACAGATTATCAAATGAGGAGCTAGACCAACATCTTACTCATGCTTTTCTTAGGCTCGATGCAGCTCAGTCCGATGTAGATAAACTCCTGCACGAACGACATATAAGAATACTTGGTCGTGGCGTTATACAGCCAGAGCTAGATTTTTCTACTTTTGACGATGGGTTCTCAACTGACGGAATGGGGTCGAATTAGTGGAACGCCCACAATGGCACCACATAATTCACTATCGAAAACTACACGAAGCCACACCCGTCCACAAAATGTTCAGGTACAAACAGATGGGCTTAGTAGCTTTAATGGGTGCTGACCCTCACCGTGAATTACACGCCAACACTCCAGGTGTACCACCACTAGACATATTTGCCCAACAAAGACTTGCCAGCATATACAAACCAACATCAGATGTACTTCTAAATATGGAGCTGTATATGCGAGCAATCGAACAAGCAATGGCATCACCGAAGTCTCATTCTATAGAACGACAAGTAGCAAGTCTCGCCATACACGCAGTAGATTTACAACGACCCTATGTACGAGAAGGTCTAATCATAGTAGAATAGTCTTGCACTTCTATTTACCAACTATGGCAAAAACTCACCGATTTTTGCTTAGGTAGCGGAAACCAGCACAGGTGGTGTTATGAGTAAGCATAAATTATTACGCTCAGCTCGTAACAAAAAGAACGGTAAGTACGCCAAACAGCGTATACGCACCGAGGCTAACAAGCTAAAGCGTAAACAGAAGCTATCCAAGACTGGGTAGCTTTTTGCATTTATGCTACAATTCAGATGTANTTAAAAGAAAATGAGGGTAAATATGGCAAAGATATCTTTCGGAGAATACTCCGCCTTTACAACAAAAAATAATATGGTTCGTTATCAAAAGAATAACAAACTCGTAAGCGAGAAAGTTCTACCACCAGAAGTGGTAGCTTATCTTAATAACAAACTCGCAGAAACAACCAAGTTCCCGATGCCTACCGAAGAAGAGAAAGCTCGACTTCGTGAGGAGTCACTTCAAGTAAAACCAGAACTCCAACGGGAGGACACAACCCCAGCGGAAGCTCCGCTGACCTCGGAAGATTTTGAACCAGACGGTTCATTTAACCCAGAGCCTACTGATGAAGTTATTGAAGCAGTAGCATCTCAGATACCACCACAGTTAGGTATTGTTAGTGACACCCCAGACCCTAGCGTTGTTGACCCAGATTTTCTTGAGCAGGTCTCAATTCACACCGCTAGTATTCAAGATATAGCCGAAGCACTTTATACTCGTTTCGGAGTTTACACTGTTTATCTCGGTAAACTACCAGAAAACGGTGACTATAACCCACTGACTGCCGAAGCGTTTACTAAGTACCACATGGGTATCGCTTACCAAGCAGCCATTTATGCCAAGAATAAAGGCATACTTAACCGCCCTGCCGAAGAGGGACGGAAAATGATTGACCAATCTCGTGCAGCTCACGAGAACTTTTCAACCGACCCAGTACCTCAGACAATGGGTGATGCTCGCAGAGCTAACTCATTCGATTACCGAACATCAGTCGAAGGAACTCGACCAACAGCTACTACTGAAATACGCCACGAAAGAGGTGCAGATGGTGTAGTTCGAGCTGTCCAAGTAGAAATACCAGCTGGTCAGACTGGTGAGTTTAATGGTGCAGCAGCAAGGTTTAGCTCAGATGACGACCAACTATTAGTAGAACCACGGTTCGGGAAGCAGGTCATTCGACCTAACTGGTAAGTATGGGCAAGGGTAGATACATCGGGTCAGTCCCCCAGCAACCTACCG